TTGAACATCACGAAGATATGGTTCAACAATATTCTTAAAGTTTGCTCTAGTTAGTTCATCATTAAGTTCAAAGAGTTGTGCCTGAGCAGCTCTTTCCAGTGCTTGTTCAATTGTAAGGAACAAACGGCGAACGTTAATTCTGTCAAAAGCAGATGCATATCCAAGAGCAGTTTTATCTCCAAACAGAAGAGTTCCAATTCCAGGTTGAGTAACAATAGAATTTATTCTTTGTGGATAGAGTTGATCTCTTTGTGCTTTATTTGGATTATATGCAAGTTTAATCGCATTATTAAGAATTCCACGTTGTTGTCCTGCGGGTGAGAACCAAGGATAAGCAACAATATTAGTGCGAGTCATTAATCCTGCAATATCAGGATTACATGCAATATATCTAAACTGGTTGTTAAACCTATCATAGGTATACTTATATCCACTATCAAATATTGCATATGATGAAGATGGAAGTGAACTAAAATAACTAATTAAATTAGTTGTTTGTGTGGTTGTGTTTGTTTGACCAACTAAATCTGATTTGTGAGCTCCAATGGTTGCAACACAATCCTTTCTCTGATTTGCAAGAGAGATTAAAAATCCTGCTTTTGCTTTACTATCATCCCGTGAGTCCATTGAAGGACCCATAATAACGTAATCAGCTTGAATTTCATCTTTGTTTGAGAACAAATCATAAGAATTCATTAAATCTCCAAGAGTTGCTTTCATTCCACCAGTAGCAGAATAATCAACTCCACCACTCAAAGTGTAAGTTTTATTTCCAATTGCAGAGAACGTTACTTCCTGTGCAGTTTGTCCCCATAGCCCATCTGAAAGAGTAATTGGAGTAAATGATGCAGCATTTCCAGAATAAGTGGTAAAACCAGTTGCTCTTGGAGTTGTTCCGTGAAATGCATCAGAAGCACTTGATGGATTTCCTCCAGCATAAATCTGTGAAGAGAAATCTGCAAGATATTGTTCGTACCAATTCTTTTGAGGAGAATTTACAGAAGATACTGAGTCAAGTGCTTTCGAAAGACCTAAATGTGTTTCTAAAATTGTACCTTGATTTCCTGTGATACTTCCTAAATCATCAACAACTACAACGTGTAACCCATCACCATACCCTTGTCTTTCAAGTGTATATTGATTTGAAATTGGTTTGGGTGCAAGAGATCTCCAAAAAATTGTTGCGTTAGTTAATCCAAGAGTTTGCGACTCATACCAATCAGTAACAGATGCTGGAGTAACTGCTGCAGTTGCAGAACCACCGGTAGTAATACCAGAGTTATTAACAAAACGAAGAGAACTTGTTGTTAAGTATGATGCAAAAGAAGACCCTTCTGCATAATTAATCTTAGTTTCAGTGCCTGCAGTTGTACCTGCTGTAGAAACTCTTGATAGAATTTTTACGTCAATGCTACTAGCACCGTTAGTTGTATTAGTAGTAACTCCTGTAATGATACCTTTAATATATCCAGTAAATGTTGATGTCGAACCTAATCCAGGAATTGTAACAGCAGAAAGATTTGCAGTAACTCCAAATCCAATTGTTGCTCCAAGTGCAGATAGATTGGTTGTTGTAATACCAATAATTTGATCTGCAGCATCATCAATAAAACAAACTTTTAAACCATTCCCCCAAGATCCAGGGTTCTTTGCTGCATAAGTATAATTTGTAGCCTCATCGTGATTATTGAGATAATCATCGTAGTTGTCAATTCTCAAAAGAGTAGTTGCTGCAATACCAACACCAGCATTAGCATTATTCAGTGTTGCGCCGGCAGTTCTAACAACTTTAAGAATCCCACCATATGAAAGATAAGATGATGCACTCATCCAATACTCATATTGCGAGTCTGTTGAGAGTGGTTTGCCGAAAGTGCTAATTAAACTCTGCTCAGTTGTAATATCAATTGGAAAATCTACAGGGCCGATTGGAAAAGGTCCAGCAATCACTCCAATGTTATCTAAAACATTATCAGCTCTTCCTACTGTTAAATCAACCTCTCTGACTAGTACGCCTGGAGATAATTGAGGAGTCGCCATTTTTTTCTCCGTAATTCTCTGTTTATCTGAAAATATTTATTAAAAACGTATTTTACACTGGGGAAACATGACGTGATTATTACCAATCAGGATATTTGTAATCAATTGAAGATATATTGCTTTTTTTAGATGCATTTATCCTTTTTATAGTACATTCTTTACACTCATAAGAATATGAAGATGCTACAGGTCCTCTATCTTTACGTGTTCTATAAAATTCTCCTACTAAATTTTTAAGTTCCCCACAAACTCTACACTTTCTGTCATTAAGTAATAAGTGACTTAGTTTTATTTGTTTATCAATTTCCATTATTATTGATATTGCCACATATATGACATTTCTCCATATTCATCAGTAAACCATCTGTCGCCATCATTATCAACAAAACTTGTTTCATCTAAACCATCAGAAATAAAACCAAAAGGCGCCATGTCTTGTTCTATTTGATTTTTTTGTTCTTCATAAAGACGTTTCCTAACATCTTGATCTGTAAGTTCTTTAAAGTAATCTTGACACACTAACCAAGCATAAATTACAAGACACATAGCTAAATCATCATTACAACCTTCTTCTGCTTCAAACGAATTGTGTTTTTGAATAAAAGTCGTAAGTTCACTCATAATCTCATAATCATTAAAAGTGAGTTTGTCCTCTTCAATCATTGTCTTTAAATTGAGACATCCAATTTTTTTCACAGTCTTGGACATTTTAACTCCAAGTTGAGTTTTCTTCCCAGAAAATCCTTGTCCAACTATTTGACCTGCTCTACCTCTCATAGAACACATTAAAAGATTTTGATATTCCAAATCGTATTGAAGAATACTTGCAACCTGATCTCCTACATCATTTACTTCACACAATATAAAAGCATTGTTATAATTTTTTGCAACTTCATATATTATGTTTGGGAACATCATTGGTTTGATTTCATTGTCCCTGTATTTGGCAACAACCTTGTGTGGAAATTGAGTTATGTCTACAACAACGAATGCGGAATAGTCACTTCCAACCCCTCTAGCAACGTCTACAGTGACTACGTAATCACAATCCTCACTTGGATCCACATAAACGTCTAAACCAGCGTTACGGGTCTTAGGGTGGTCATACACGAAGTTCCTGAGCTTAGATGGTGCAATGAGAGTATCAACAGATCCAAGAAATTCGCATAAAAATTCTACTTTAAATTGTTGCTCTGAAGTATTTGCAATTGTTTGCTTCTTCCATTCTTCATCTCTCCCCGGAACTTCACTCCAATGAACATCAGTAAAGACATATCCATTTTTACCAGTTTCAGCATCATGCCACATTCGGTAGAAATGATTCATACCATGTGGAGTAGATACAATAATTACTTTTGTATTCTTACCTGAAGTAATTGTTGGATATACTGATGCAAAGAATGATTCTGCAATGTGATTTGGAACAAACGCAAATTCGTCCAAGAATAAAATATTAAAAGACATACCACGAACCGCAGAAGCAGAAGTAGAAGCAGCTAAGATTTTACTTCCATTTTCAAGTTCCAGTGAACCCTTGTTCCAAGAAATAATACCTTGCTGCATCCACTTAGGAAGATTTTCATATGCAGTTTGAAGACGATCTAAAAGTTCTCTTGCGGTTGCTGCTTTGTTTGCAAGAATACCAATATTTACATTATCGTTAAAAACTGCATAATGAAGAAGATATGATACTACAGTAGTTGAATTATGGGTCGGAATAAAAGTTTTTCCACACAAAAATAAATGGTTATCACTATCAACTTGAATACAAGCAACGGGAACACTATCAATTTTTTCTATTTTATGAATATAGTGCCTATCTTCCTGAGGTCTAGTAGATCTTTGTGAGTCGCAAGCATCAATTTTTCTTGGAAGATTAAAAACTTTATGTTTTGTCGTAAAAGATACTGTATGATAATAATTGTCTTTTATTTTTTTATGCCTTATGTTTGATTTGATACCCAAACTTGACAATAATTCAACAAATTGTAATATAAACTCATAATTTTTTTGATAAAATTCATAAGATCTTGTATTTCTTTTTACAGATCCATCAGTATCCATTAATCCACAAAGAAGTTCTATTCTATCATCAATTGATGATCTTAAATACTCTATTGGAATATGTTTATTTTTTAAAAGATTATATGATTTTAGATTTGAATATAGGTTTCTAACCTTAAATCTAACGCAGTTATTAGTATCTCTTTCATATTCTATATCTATTTTTGTTTTATAAAAATTAAAATCATCTTTATGTGATATTATTCTCCCATCTGCAGAATACCCATCCCCCAACCAAACACCCAAAAGATATGGATCGATATTTAAATTATTTTTTGTAAATTTGACTGGTTTTGATTTTTGGACAAATAAAGAACCTTCAACACCTTTTCCTCTTTTATTATTTGTTTTTGTTTTATAAATTTCATAAATTTCTTTTGAAGTTATAACTTTTTTATTAGTTCTCCAATAAGAACTATCAACTTCCCATAGATGTTCGGCATCTGCAATTATTTCTTCCCCATTATCAAAATATAATTTGTAACAATCATGATTATACATGATCTCAGTTTTCATTGTTACTGAAACATTATTACCATCGGGGGAAAGAATACTATCTCCAACTTTAAGATCTCCCATTGTTGTCCAACCCTCTGGCGTTGGAATTGGAGTATCTAAAGATAAGGCTTTGCCTGTTTGTCTGGGCATTTTGCATATATTAAATCTATTCTCGTGAAATCTTTTCACAAGTTTTTCTTGGAATGGATAAAGCTCAAACGGCATTAATCCATGATCCAAGGTTACAATTTTTACATAATTTTTTGCAAAATATACCGGATCATCTTTGCACTTCATAAACTCAATAATTTGTTCTTGAGTAAACTCAATTGATGTGTTTGCTTTTTTTAGTAACGGATTACCAAGATAAACATCATTATTAGTAACCATAATAAAACCTCTTTATATTAACAATTCCACTTTCTTAA